ACCTGCGGCTACCTCGGCACCAACTTCTTCAATCAGGGCCGCACCGAGGAGATCCGGGAAAGGGTGCTGCACCTGTGAACTACTGCGGACTGAAAACACACGATATTGCTGATGGGCCAGGCGTCAGAGTCGGGCTCTTCGTATCGGGATGCCGCCATCACTGCGAGGGCTGCTTCCAGCCGGAGGCGTGGGACTTCGGCTACGGGAAATCGTTCGACCGGGATGCCATGACAACGGTGCTGGCGCGGCTGAGGCCTGAATGGATCAGCGGCCTTTCCATCCTCGGGGGCGATCCCATGGAGCCGGAGAACCAGAAGGCACTGCTGCCGCTCCTGCAGGATGTGCGCTGGCTGCGGCCTGAGAAGACCATCTGGCTCTATACCGGCTGCCTGTGGGAGGAGATACAGGACAGTCCGCTTCTCCCGCTGCTGGACGTGGTGGTGGACGGATCGTTTCATATGGCTGAAAGGGATCTGTCCCTGCCCTACCGCGGCTCCCGGAATCAGAGAATCATCGACGTGCCCGCCTCGCTGAAGGCGGGCTTCGTCGTTCCCTGGGACAACGCTGTGTGACAGCGAGATTGGAGAAATAAAATGGCAAAGCGAATGCCGACCAGCCTGTTCGTGAAGGAGCTGGCCGCTGCGCTGAACCGCGGCGACGGTTATATCATGGGCAGCTACGGCCAGAATCCCCGGACGGGCTATCTGGATCTGGCGAAGACCGATGTGAGGAGCTCGTGGAAGGAGAACGGCTGGTACTACACGCAGTACTCCGGCAGCCAGCGCACGCAGGCGCTCAAGTGGCGCAAGAAGTGTACCCGCGTATGGGACTGCGCCGGCATGGCGGAGGGTATCTACGAGATCTTCTCCGGCACCTGCGTGAACACCAAAGCCAGGTACATCTATGCCAACTGGTGCTCGGTGAAGGGGTCCGGCATGATCCCCGCGAAGCGGCGTGTTCCCGGCGCGGCGGTATTCTGGGGCAGTTCCGCCAGCAGCATCCACCATGTGGGCTACCTGTGGAAGCCTGTCAAGGAAGGACATCCTGAAGGAGACTGGTACATCATCGAGGCCAGGGGCGTCATGTATGGCGTGGTGAAGGCCAAGCTGCTGTCCCGCAAGCCCAACTACTGGGGATACATGGACAAGTACTACGACTACTCTGAAAACGCCACCGTGGAGGAGCCCGCGCCCATGACCCTGGGCAGCCGCACGCTGAAGAACGGCAGCGAAGGCGCGGATGTGAAGGGAATGCAGTCTGGGCTGATCCGCCTGGGCTACGACCTCGGGAGCTGGGGCGCCGACGGAGACTTTGGCGACTGTACCGAGCAGGCGGTCAGGCAGTTCCAGAAGGATTGCAACTTGACCGTGAACGGTGTGTTCGACAAGAGCTGTGCGGCTGCTTTGGACGCTGCGCTGATCGCTTTGGACGCTCCTGCCGAGAACCCGCAGAAGGTGGAGATCGTTGGCGGCGACTGTTATATCCGATCTGATTCCAGCACCTCCGGCAAGATCCTCGGCGTCGCGAAGCGCGGCACGACATACACCTATGCCGGCGAGACCGCGCAGAACAGCTGGATCCGAATCCGGCATGGCGACGGCACGGCCTGGGTGTCCGGGAAGTACGCAAGGCTGGTGAAGTGACCATGAAAACAGCTGTACTCAAAATGCTGCCGGTTTCGGCGCTGAAGCCGGCGGCCTACAATCCCCGCAAAAAGCTGAAGAAGGGCGACAAGGAATACCGGAAGATTGAAAACAGCATCCGGGAATTCGGCTTTGCCGACCCGCTGGTGGTGAACGCCGACATGACGATCATCGGTGGGCATCAGCGGCTGACGGTGGCCATTGACATGGGGTATACCGAGGTGCCCTGCGCCGTCGTCGATGTGGACAAGACTCGCGAAAAGGCGCTGAACATCGCGCTCAACAAGATCACCGGCGCCTGGGATGACGCATTGCTGGCCGACCTGCTGAAGGATCTGGAGAGTGTGGATTTCAATCTGGATTTCACGGGCTTCGAAGCGCCGGAGATCGGGCAGCTGTTCAGCAACATCTACGACAAGAAGGTCAAGGAAGACAACTTCGATGTCGAATCGGAGCTGAAGCAGCCGGTCTTCTCAAAACCGGGTGACATCTGGCATCTGGGGAAACACCGCGTCATCTGCGGCGACGCCACGCAGACGGAAAGCTACACCCTTCTCATGGATGGCGAAAAGGCCAATCTCATCCTGACAGACCCGCCATACAATGTGAATGTTGAGGAGACCGCCGGCAAGATCATGAACGACAACATGTCGGATGCTGACTTCTACAATTTCCTGCTGGCCGCGTATCAGTGTATGCGCGAGAATCTCGCCGATGACGGTTCCATCTACGTCTGGCATGCTGACACCGAGGGGCTGAACTTCCGGAAGGCTTTCAGGGACGCAGGCTTCTACCTGTCCGGCTGCTGTATCTGGAAGAAGAACAGCCTGGTGCTGGGCAGGAGTCCCTATCAATGGGTGCATGAACCGTGCCTTTTCGGCTGGAAGAAGGGCGGCAAGCACCAGTGGTATTCGGATCGCAAGCAGACCACGGTGTGGGAGTATGACAAGCCGAAGAGCAGCCCTGATCACCCCACAATGAAGCCGGTTGCGTTGATGAGCTATCCCATCAAAAACAGCACCATGACCAATGGCATCGTGCTGGATCCCTTCCTGGGCAGCGGCTCCACCCTTATCGCGTGCATGGAGACTGACCGCGTGTGCCGGGGCATTGAGCTAGACCCTAAATTCATGGACGTGATCGTGAAGCGGTACATCGCCGCCATGGACGGGAGGTACGACGACGTATATGTCGTCCGTGACGGCCAGAAGCTCCGTTTCGACGAAGTGGCCGCTTTTGAGCCGGAGGTGACGGCGTGAAAGTCATCCTGATCAGCCATACGCTCGACGGTGCGAAGCTCTGCGGTGAAGCCGCCGCTGTATGCACGGCTTCCGCAAACCCGGAACGATCGCTGCGTGCGGCGCTGGCTTCCGGGCACGAGAGCGTGCTGGAGCATGTCTCATTCACTTTCAGGATTGAAGGCCTGAGTCGTGCCGCGCTTGCCCAGCTGACCCGGCACCGGCTGGCTTCCTTCGATGTGGAGAGCCAGCGGTATGTGGAGATGGAGGATGTCAGAATGGTGATGCCTAACAGCATCGCCCGGTCCGCCTTCCTCCTGGAAGCCGAGCAGTGCCTGACCGGCAGCATGGAGCTGTATCGGCGCATGGTCGCGGCAGGGATTCCCGCTGAGGACGCAAGGTATGTGACGCCCCAGGCCGTCGTCACGAATCTGCTTCTCACGATGAACGCCAGGGAACTTCGCCATTTCTTCCGCCTCCGCTGCTGCAACCGCGCACAGTGGGAAATCCGTGGCGTAGCGGACGCCATGCTGGCCATCTGTAAAAAGGTAACGCCCGAGCTGTTTTACGGGGCTGGGCCCAGCTGCGTCAGTGGAAATTGCATGGAAGCCTGTCCCTGCGGGCATCCTCGAAACGGCAAAGACTGGGATATCCTGCCCGAACAGGCAGTGACGCCGGATGCGGATAGCCATTATTGATGCTGACCTGATCGGCAGGAAGCGGCACCGCCTTCCCACCCTGGTCTGTATGAAGCTTGCAGGTTATCACAAAGAGCATGGCGATTCAGTGGACCTGAAGCTGGATTATGAGGGCTTGGAGAGGTACGACCGCGTTTTCCTCTCCAGGGTCTTTACGGACACGCCGGTTCCTGCCAGAATCGTTGACAGGCCCAATGTGGTGTATGGCGGCACAGGCTTTTTCTATGACAGGGCCGAACCGCTGCCTGAGGCTGTGGAGCACCACATGCCTGACTATCACCTTTATAATGCCTGGGTACAGACCCAGCTCGTCGCAGGCAGGCCAAGGAATGAATTCAGGTATTACCTGGATTACTCCATATTTGAGACCTACAGAATGATCACAAATCCCGAGGGCAAGCCCAAGACCAGGAAGCAGATTGTGCGATGGCTCCAAAGCCCCTATACTGATGGCGCTGAATACCGCCTGTGGGGCAACGGGGTCGCTCTGCCGGTCGTGTTCTTCATCATGGCTGGAATCGCCTGGGCGGACGGGTTGGACGGTAAAGCTTTATCCTGAATGTATCAGACACGACGTGGATATCTGTGCGAATCAGAGGTATGATCGTGCATACCAAAGGGGCGGCAAGCCCTGAAAACAAGGAGGTCTGCGTCATGTTCACATTCTACTACTACAACCAGGCTGGCGAGGCGCGCAAGCCCTTCGCCAAGGCAATTTCCGGGATTCTGGGAGAAAAGCCGCGCTACCTCAGGGCTCCCACCTACGCCTACGAGATCGACTTCGTGACGGTCACGCGAGAGGGCAACATCGAGGTGGACGAGCGCACCGACAGCGAACTGGTGGAGAACCTCATCGAGCGCCTGGCGGAGCGCGGATACGAGCCCGCAGAGGCAGGCACCCAGTCTGACGCAGAGGCGTTGCCCACCGAAGAAGAGGAATCAGCCGAGGAAGCGCCAAGTGCAGACGAGGAGCAGCCCACTGCGGAGGAAGCCCCTGCCGAGGAGGAGCAGCCCGCTGAAGAGATGGAAGCACAAGAGAAGGATGAGGACGCTGTTGACCTGACCGTCTCGGTGCCGCGCAGCATCATGACCGATATGGGCCTTGGCAACCTGCAAAAGCTGGTGGCGGCAAAGACTTCCCTTCTGAGGATGGCCTTTGGCGTCGAGGAAACGCCGGTCATTGTGGGCGACGAAAAGATCAGCTTCCCCTGGTTTGGAAGGCTTGCTCCCTCTGAGGTGATGCTCGCCAGCCAGTTCATCAGCGGGTTGTGCAGGTTCGCCAACGCCAGCAAGCGCATCACCTGCAAGGCACGCGAGGAGGAGAATCCGAAATTCTCCATGCGGGTCTGGGCGATCCGGATGGGCTTCAGCGGCGCGGAGCACCGGGAGCTTCGCAGATTTCTGCTGCGCAATCTCCCCGGCGACGCGGCCTTCCGCTTTGGGCGGCAGGATACGCGGGAATCGACCGAAACGACGATGAACGGCGAGGAGGCGCAGAGGGATGCGGGATAATTCGACCATCACCGTGCTCATGGTGGAGCCGCACAGGCATCCGTATCTGAAGACGGTGGAGCACACGCTCGAAAACCTGCAGGCCATGGTTGGCGGCTACATCGAGGCCACCTACCCCTGGGAAGACCCGGTTGCCCTGGTCTGCGATGAGGACGGCCTGTCCAAACCGGAACAGGAATGGAACCGGTACATCGACGACTATCACTTCATTCGCGGCCCCTTCTTCATCTGCGGCCTGGGCGAGGAGGACTTCTGCGATATTTCCGGAGAAATGGCGCTCAAGTATGCGGAGATGTTTTGGATGCCTGAATGGTTCGAGAAGCATGACGGTCAGCTGATGGTCATCTACGAGGATGACGGTTCAAAACCGCATGTGTGACTTTTATCCGTGCGTTATCACGATCAACGCCGGATAAACACCTGCGACCTCCCCTTTGACGGTAATATACACACAATAAAGCAAAGGGGAGGCACACACCATGAACGAAAAGACCATGCGCCAGATCGAGAACCTGAAGAACCAGACCATCGGGGTTGAGGTGGAGATGAACAACATCACCCGCAGCGCGGCCGCGAAGACCGCAGCGGAGTACTTCGGCACCGGCCGCTATGAAGACACCCACCGCAGAAATGGATACGCTTCCTGGAGCGCCTGGGATGCCCAGGGCCGCGAGTGGAAGTTCCAGCGCGACGTCAGCATCCACGGCCCGGAGGAAGAGAAGTGCGAGATGGTGACGCCCATCCTCCGCTACGAGGACATCGAGACCCTCCAGGAGCTTTGCCGCAGGCTGCGCAAGGCCGGGGCGAAGAGCGACGCCACCCGCGGATGCGGGGTGCACATCCACATCGGCGCGAACGGACACACTGCCCAGACGCTCCGGAACCTCGCCAACATCATGGCGGCGCACGAAGAGCTCCTGGTGGACGCCCTGAAGCTGGACAGGAACAGCAACCGCTACGGCCACTACTGCCAGCCGGTCAACCACACCTTCCTCGACATGCTGAACCGCAAAAAGCCCAGAACGATGGCCCAGCTTGCGGACGTCTGGTACCGCGGCAACGGCGCGAACTACGGCAGGGACCAGCACTACAACGACAGCCGGTACCACATGCTCAACCTGCACGCCACCTTCACCAAGGGCACCATCGAGTTCAGGCTCTTCCAGTTCGACGCCCCGGCGGACGGCAGGCAGAACGGCATCCACGCCGGCCAGCTGAAGAGCTACATCCAGCTCTGCCTGGCGCTCAGCGAGATGGCGAAGGAGGTCAAAACCGCCAGCCCGAAGCCCCAGCAGACCGAGAACCCCAAGTACGCGATGCGCACCTGGCTCCTCCGCCTCGGCTTCATTGGCGAGGAATTCGCCACCGCGCGCGAGATGCTGACCAGGAACCTCGCGGGCGACACCGCCTTCCGCAACGGCCGCGCCGCCTGAATCGCGCAGCATCAGCTGCCCACCCGCCCGCAGTAGCGGGCTCAGGGTGGTAGAAGGGGCAGCGGCCCCGGAAGGAAGGAAAGAGCATGAAAAAGCAGGACACCAGGCGATACTACCTCGCCTACGGCAGCAACCTGAACGTCCCCCAGATGCGCAGGCGCTGTCCCACAGCCACGATCCTTGGTACGGCAAAGCTCAGAGGCTGGGAGCTGCTGTTCAGGGGAAGCAAGAGCGGATCGTACCTGACCATTGAGGAGCGCGAGGGCTGTGAGGTGCCCGTCGCGGTCTGGGTGGTGACGCCCGAGGACGAGGCCGCCCTCGACCGCTACGAGGGGTTCCCCGGCTTCTACTACAAGCGGGAGTTCAGGGTTCAGTACAAGGGCATCCTCACCGGCAGGCGCAGGTCGATCACGGCTTTTGCCTACATCATGCACGAGAACAGGCCCATGGGCGTGCCCGGCGGCTTCTATATGAAAACGTGCCTCGAGGGGTACGATACTTTCGGGTTCGACCGGGGCATCCTGCTGGATGCCTACGACAGAAGCGTGGAGGCCTGCGGTGATGAAGGACTGTGATTCCAGGATTTCGATGTGCCCTCTGTGCGGCTGCGCCTACACAGGCGCGCCCGCGTTGTCGCGGACGGACAACAAAACGCTGATCTGCCCGGACTGCGGTACCCGGCAGGCGCTTGAAAGCATCGGCATCAGCAAGGAGGAGCAGGAGAAGATCCTGCGAATCATTCACAGGCGCTGATCAGCGATTCCGATGTCCACAATCAGGGATTGAGCAGAACCGGTTTGTCCACTATCCGGGGTGCTTTCAACGCATGTGTACGAGTTATCGATGTGTTATCACCAACTACACCTGTTGCCTCCGTTTTAGTGCTAATATACAGCTACACCAAGAGGAAAACAAAAGGAGGCAACCACCATGAAGAACACCGCGAAGATCTTCAGCCTGCCGGAGACCACCACCCCGGAGACCCTCGGCTGCACCTGGAGCACGACCTTGAACTTCGGCGACAAGATCCTGCTCGCCGGCTACTACTACAACGGCCGCGGCCAGAACAGCTTCTTCGGAGCGGTGTACACTTTCACCACCGCCGACCACTCCTGCGAAGGCGAGATCAGGCTGACGGCGGTTAGCGACGAGTTCTTCGCGGACAACGGCCACGCGATCGCCTGGGCGATGGCGCACTGAGAAGGAGAGCGGAACGATGGAAAAGCTGAAGCAGGTACTCTTCGAGACCACGGTGACCGGGCGCGACGAGCTGATCTGGATGATGCAGCACGGCGACGAGGCCGCAGAGAAGATCGAAGCGCAGAGAGCGCGGTTCACTACCGCCTACGGGATCATCGAGCAGGCCAGTCTTGAGGCCGAATACGCCGACTGGCTGGAAGCGAACGCGCGGTAACAACCGGAGCACAGCGCCGTAAGGCGCTTTTGCTCATACATGATTATAGCAGAATGGAGCATCAGCGGCAAGCTGGTGTTTTTATTTTGCCGAAGGAGCGTGAAAACCATGGCGACGAGAGGCCGGAAGCCAACGCCAACGGCCATCAAGGTATTGGAAGGCAATCCCGGCAAGCGGCCCCTGAACGACAGGGAGCCACAGCCGGTGAGGAAGGCCCCCTCGTGCCCCAAGTGGCTGGAGACGGACGCCAAGCGCGAGTGGCGGAGGCTGGCGCACAAGCTGGAACAGCTCGGGGTGTTGACCGAGGCCGACATGAGCGTGTTCGCGTCGTACTGTCAGGCTTATGCCCGGTGGAAAGCCGCTGAAGAATTCATCACTTCCCACGGCTATGTCAGCATGACGCCGGCGGGCTACGTCCAGCAGCTGCCCCACGTCTCCATCTCCCAGACTTACCAGAAGATCATGAATCGCTGCGCCGAACAGCTGGGGCTCACGCCTTCCTCCCGAAGCCGCCAGATCGCTGGAGAGCCCGGCGGAAGCGTCAGGGACGATATGGAAGACCTGCTTGGGGGTGGATGATGGATCAGAGACCTGAGGGCTATCCCAAGCTGAAGGACTATATGCCTACCCGCTTTATGCTGCCCGGTTCCCATTACGACGCGGAGAAGGCGGACAGGGCTGTTCGCTTCATAGAGAATCTCAAACACACCAAGGGCAAGTGGGCGGAGCAGCCCTTCTTCCTGTTGCCCTGGCAGGAGCGAATTGTGCGCGATGTGTTTGGAATTGTCACAGAGGAAGGATACCGCCAGTTCCGGACAGCGTATGTGGAGATACCAAAGAAAAACGGGAAACAGTTGGCCCTGGACACCCCGATCCCCACACCCGAAGGGTTTACGAACATGGGCGACCTGAAAGTTGGGGACGTGGTTTTCGATAACAACGGTCAACCCTGTCATGTTGTCGCAAAAAGCGTTGTTGATGACACAGAGCAGGCGTATAAGCTGACATTCCGGGACGGCAGCGCAATTATAGCAGGAGCCCGCCATTTGTGGAATTGTGAATCCATATATGGAAAACGTAAGGACGTTCTCTGGACAACAGAGCAGATTTACGAGCGCCAGCATATGTATGGAATCGACAAGAACGGGCAGCAACGTTCTGTTATTCGTATTCCGGTTGGGGGGCCTCTGCAGACAGAGCCGGCTGATTTGCCGGTTGATCCGTATCTGTACGGATACTGGCTCGGCAATGGCTGCGCCAACAAGCCGGACATTACTGTGCGGACTGAGGATGTGGAAGACATTCTTTCCTTTGTTCCTTATAAACCGCACAATCGGTATCCGCAAACCTGCGGTGGGAGTCAAATCATCAACTATACTGAACTGAAGCGAGTGCTTGTGCCTTCTTTCAGGGACAAGGTGATACGGCCTGAATACCTGAGAGCGTCTGAACCGCAAAGGTGGGCGTTGCTTCAGGGCTTGATGGATTCAGATGGATGCATCGGAACCAGGAAAGCGCAAAGTGTGTATTGTTCAACGATTCTCCCGCTGGCCCTCTCTGTCAGAGAACTGTTGTGGTCGTTAGGCATCAAGAATGCAATGAAGGCATCTCCTTCCACGAGAAATGGATGGCCTACCGGGGAAATACTGTATTCGATTCGCTTTACGACCTTTGACAATCAGCCAACAGCCAGGCTGATTCGAAAAGCTGTCCGTCAAAGGATTCGCAAAAAGCAGACGAGATCCTGTTTTCATTATCTGTCAGGAATCGAGCCGGTTGACCATCCTGTGCAAATGCAGTGCATTCAGGTCGACAGTCCGAGCCACCAGTATCTCGCCGGTCTTTCAATGATCCCTACGCATAACAGCGAGCTGGCTGCAGCCATTGCGCTCTATCTGCTGTACGCCGACAACGAGCCCTCTGCCGAAGTCTACGGCGCGGCGGCGGACCGCCAGCAGGCGTCCATCGTGTTCGACGTCGCCCGGCGCATGGTCGAGATGACGCCTGCGCTGATGAAGCGCAGCAAGATCATGACCGCGGGAAAACGGCTGGTGAACTACGACAACGCCGGGTTTTATCAGGTCCTGTCCGCGGAGGTGGGCACCAAGCATGGCCTGAATGTGTCCGGCCTGGTGCTGGATGAGCTGCACGCGCAGCCCAACCGCAACCTGGTGGACGTGCTGACCAAGGGCTCCGGCGACGCCAGAACCCAGCCGCTGTACTTCCTGATCACCACCGCTGGCACAGACAGGAACAGCATTTGCTTTGAGTATCACTCCAAGGCAAAGGATATTCTGGAGGGAAAGCGCATCGACCCGTCGTTCTATCCCGTTATCTATGGCCTCGATGATGCCGATGACTGGAATGCTGAAGACAACTGGTACAAGGCCAACCCTTCCCTGGGCTATACCATTCAGATCGACCGCGTCCGCGACGCCCACCGGGAGGCGCTGCAAAACCCTGCTGAGGAGAATGTGTTCCGCCAGCTGAGGCTGGACCAGTGGGTCGGCAGCGCTGTGGCGTGGATCCCGGAGCATGTCTACGACAAGGGCGATCTGCCAATTGACCTGGAAACCCTGCGCGGCCGCGACTGCTACTGCGGGCTGGACCTTTCCAGCACCAGCGACATCACGGCCTTTGTCATGGTGTTCCCGCCACTTACCGAAGGTGATAAATACATCGTGATTCCCCATTTCTGGCTGCCCAGGGAGACGCTTGATCTGCGCGTCCGACGGGATCATGTACCCTATGATGTCTGGAAGAAACAGGGCCTGTTCCACATCACCGAAGGCAACGTGGTGGACTACAACTTCGTGCGCAGGACGATCAATGAGCTGGGAGAGCTCTTTCATATTGTTGAGATCGGCGTGGACCGGTGGAACGCCACGCAGCTGATCACCGACCTGGAGGGCGACGGCTTCGTCATGGTGCCCATCGGCATGGGCTTCAAGGACATGTCTCCTGGAATGAAGGAGCTGTACAAGCTGCTCCTGGAGGGCAAGGTCATCCACGGTGGCAACCCTGTGCTGCGCTGGATGGCCGGAAACGTGGTGGCGGAGATCGACGCGGCCGAAAACATCAAGCCCAGCAAGAAGAAGTCCACGGAGAAGATCGACGGCATTGTTGCCCTCATCATGGCGCTGGACCGCGCCATCCGCCATGAACAGCAGGGCAGCGTTTACGACGATCCGGATCATGGGCTCTGGGCGTTCTGATTCGGATTACCACAGTTTTCAGATGAAGGAGGAGTTGATTCAATGGGTTTGCTTCAATGGCTGGGCCTGTCCAAACCGAGGGACGCGCCTGGGCTTCCTGACATCAGTGACAATGTCCGCGATTCGGGCGGCCTGTTTGTCTTCGGCACGGCGACCAGCGGCGAGCGCGTGGATGAAAAGTCCGCCATGCAGATCGCCACGGTGTACGCCTGCGTGAGGCTCCTGGCAGAGTCGGTGGCGGGCCTGCCGCTGCACCTTTACAAGGCTGACGGAGAGGACGGAAAGATGAAGGCGCGGGACCATCCCCTGTACAAAATCCTGTATCGCCAGGCCAACCCGGAGATGTCCAGCTTCAGCTTCTGGGAGGCCATGATGACCCACCTGTTATTGTGGGGTAATGCGTTCGCGCAAATCGTGCGTGACGGGAAGAACGGCGTTCTCGGCCTCTATCCTCTGCTTCCGGAAAACGTGGAGATCGACCGCCAGAACGGCGGGGAGCTGTATTACATCTACCACGCCTATACCGATGAAGTGCCGGGCGAGAACAATAAGGACATCCTGTTCCGGCGGGATGAGATCCTGCACATCCCTGGCCTGGGCTTTAACGGCCTCGTGGGCTTTTCACCCATCGCCATGATGAAGAACAGCCTGGGAACCACGCTGGCGGTGGAGCGGTACGGAAGCGCCTTCTTCAAAAACGGCGCCCAGCCCTCCGGTGTGCTGGAACATCCCGGTGTGCTGAAGAATCCGGAGAAGATCCGGCAGAACTGGTCCCAGATCTATGGCGGCGCGGGCAACGCCCATAAGATCGCCGTCATTGAGGAGGGCATGAGCTACAAGCCCATCAGCCTGCCGCCGGAGGACAGCCAGTTTCTCTCCACCAGGGAATTTGGCGTGGAGGAGATATGCCGCATCTTCCGGGTGCCGCCGCACATGGTCCAGGATCTGAAGCGGGCGACTTTTGGCAACATCGAGCATCAGTCGATTGACTTCGTCGTGCACACGCTGGATCCCTGGCTGACGCGCATTGAGCAGGCGATTATCAAGGACGTGCTGCTGGAAGACGAGCAGGACGAATACTTCCCCAAGTTCAATGTGGACGGTCTCCTTCGCGGCGACTACAAGAGCCGCATGGAGGGGTATGCCATAGGCTTCACCAATGGCTTTCTGTCGCCCAACGACATCCGAAGGCTCGAAAACATGGATCCGATTCCGGAGGAGATGGGCGGCAACGTGTATGTCGCCAACGGCTCCTATGTGAAGCTGCAGGATATCGGCGCGGCGTACAAACCTGATGCTCTGCCCCAGGAGGATGAGGATCAGGTGGAGAATGCCGGTTTGCCTGCAGACGAAGGTGAGCAGGAAGCTGAAAACCCGGAGGAGGAAGAATCCGACCAGCAGCAACATGAAAACAGCTGCCGCGCCAGAAAGCGCAACGCGCGCCGGGCCGCGCGGCAAGGAGGGACCGAATGAAGAAATTCTGGAATTTCATCCGCAATGACGCCGGCGAGCGCGTGCTCCGCCTGGAAGGCCCCATTGATGAGGAATCCTTCTGGGGCGACGAGGTAACGCCCGCGGCGTTCAGGGATGAACTGGAGGCCGAGGAGGGCGACGTCACGGTCTGGATCAATTCGCCGGGCGGTAACGTATTCGCCGCAGCGGAGATCTACACGATGCTCTGCGATCACAAGGGCAGGATTACGGTCAAGATCGATGCCATCGCAGCGTCTGCAGCGTCTGTGATTGCCATGGCAGGCGACACGGTGCTCATGAGCCCGGTCAGCATGATCATGGTGCACGACCCCATGACCATTGCCATGGGAAACGCCCGCGACATGGAGAAAGCCATCTCCACGCTGAACGAGGTCAAGGAGAGCATCATCAACGCCTACGTGAAGAAGACCGGCATGTCCCGGAATCGCGTCAGCAAGCTGATGGAAAATGAGACGTGGATGAACGCGAAAAAGGCCGTGGAGATGGGCTTCGCGGATGGCATGCTGTTTGCGGACGGAAAGGATGATGCCGATGAAAAAGAGGTCGAAGCCGCATGGCAGCCGTACTCCACGCGCGCCATGGGACAGGCGATTCTGAACAGGCTGGTCCCTGTGGTTTCAGACCAGACTCCTCCTGCTGTGGATGAGACTGCAGATGAAGCGCCTGTAGAAGAGCCACCCGTGGAAGTCCCCGTTGAGGAATCGCGCAATGATGAGGCCGATTCGAGCTCTCCCGTGATCGGGTTGGATGGCAGGACCCCTGATGGCGCGATGCCTTACGAAATCCTCAAAGACAAGCTGGCGTGGCTGAGATAGTCCGCCGGCTTTTCTTATGCCCCGGCACGGTTTCGCCGGAACCCTACAACCACGCGCCCGGCACGCCTTTGCCGGAGAAAGAGGTGCCATATGAATAAGATCATGGAACTGCGCAACAAGCGCAACCAGCTCTGGGAGCAGACCAAGGCCTTCCTCGAGGAACACCGCGACGAAAACGGCATGGTGGAGGCCTCCGCCGTCGAGCAGTACGACAGGATGGGCGCTGACGTGAAGGCGCTGGGCGTTGAGATTGAGCGCCTGGAGAACCAGGCGGCCATTGACGCTGAGATGGCGAAGCCCACCAGCAAGGCTGTCGTCGGCATGCCCATGACCGAGCCTGCGAAAAAGTCCGCTCCTTCCGGTTCCGCCTCCGATGAGTACAAGACCGCCTTCTGGGATATGATGCGCGGCGCGCAGACCATGGAGGTGCGCAACGCCCTGTCCGTTGGCGAGGACACCGAGGGCGGCTTTACCGTGCCTGACGAATTCGAAAGGCAGCTGATCCACGGACTGGAGGAGAACAACATCTTCCGCCGCATGGCCCATGTGATCCGCACGGCGTCCGGCACCCGGAAGATCCCCATCGCCAACGACGTGATGGAGGCTTCCTGGATCGACGAGGGCGAGGCCATCCCCGAGACCAACACCCGGTTCGCACAGACCACGCTGTCCGCCTACAAACTGGGTACTATGATCAAGGTGTCCAACGAACTGCTGCATGACAGCGCCTTCGATATCGCCGCCTATATCGCTGACCGCTTCGGCGTGTGCATGGGCAACGCGGAGGAGCGCGCCTTCATCACCGGCACCGGCGAAAAGCAGCCCACCGGTCTGCTGCACGATACCAACGGCGCGGAACTGGGCGTGACCGCCGCAGCCGAGACCGCGGTGACCTTCGACGAGATCTTCCAGCTGTACTATGCCCTCAAGGCGCCGTACCGCCGCCGTGCCGCCTTCCTGTGCAACGAGGCGCTGGTACTCCAGCTGATGACTCTCAAGGACGGCCACGGCCAGTACATCTGGAAGCCCTCCCTGGACATCGCGAAGCCGGACACCATCCTCGGTCGGCCGATCTACACTTCCACGTACATGCCCGCTCCTGTCAAGGGTGAGAAGGCGCTGTGCTTCGGCGACTACAGCTACTACTGGGTCGCGGACCGCAGCAACCGCACCTTCCGCCGGCTGAACGAGCTGTACGCCACTACCGACCAGGTGGGCTTCCTCACCACGCAGCGCGTGGACGGCAAGCTGATCCTGCCGGAGACCGTGAAGTACCTGAAGATGAAGGGCACGAAGGCTGCGGCCGGCGCCTGATGCTTTGACCGATGCGGGGCTGTTCCGTAATGGGCAGCCCCCGGGAAGGAGGACATTCAATTGACCCATGTGACGAAAAACTACAGCACCAACGGCGGCGACAGGCTCGTCATTGGTGGAACGCTGGAATTCTCAGCCGATGGAGAGCTGGAGGGCTTCCCCGGCGCGGAGAACCAGGCAGCAAGCACGGCCACGCAGATCGCCGGTCTGAAGAACGATTTCAACGCTCTGCTGGTAAAGCTGAAGAATGCCGGCATCATGGTTCCCGACACGTGGAACGTCAGCGTGAAGGCCGCGCCGAACCTGCCCATTGCCGACACCGCGGCCAACTCCAGCCACGCTACTGTCAGCATCGATGGCACGGAGATCACCATTGCCCTGGACTGCAAGGTCAGCGAGCTGGCGGACAGCGACCACGGCGAGACCTGGGGCACGCACAAGTGGATCGGCTTCGGCGTGAACAGCGGCCTGGAGACCGTGAAGGGCATCGTGTTCAACGACGGCACTGCCAGTGTGACGCTCGGTGATGACGATGTGAACGAGGCATCTTCCGTTGGCCTGAACGCAGGTGAATTCGTGCTTTATATCAAGGCGGAGAAGATCTCTGCTCAGGGCGGCCGCTTCACGCTGAAGGCGGACGGCTATGCCGAGACCGAATTCACGATGCGCATTACGGAACCTGAGGGACAGGCGTAAGCCATGATCGTTTCGCTCGAAGAAGCCAAGGCACATCTTCGCGTTCAGCATGATGAAGAGGATGCGCTGATTGATGGGCTGATTCGGCAGTCGCAGACTGCCGCGGAGGACTTCTGCCGTGTCTCCTTTGAACCCTTTTTCAACGATGACGGAGAGGCTGTCGAGGCTCCCGGTCCCGTGAAGCTGGCCATCCTGTTAATGGTGGGCTACTTCTACGAGCACCGTGAAGCCGAGGACGGCGCCGGCTTCCGCACCATGCGCCGTGCGTTCATGACGCTGCTGTATCCGTACCGCGATCAGGACAGGATGTTTTGATGATTATTCTCTGCGCTGGAGGTGATCCCCATGAAAATGCCCCATCCCGGCGACCTTCGCCAAATGGTGACCATCGGCATCACCATAAATGGCGTGAACGAGAACGGCTATCCTGAGGAAGCCGATTCAGTCGTCTGCCGCGTGTGGGCGGGCATGGAAGACGCCTCCGGTAGGTGGTTCGAGTCTGCGGATGCCGAAAACGCGCAACGCGGGATCCGCTTCATCATCCGCTGGCACAGCGGAATCCAGCCGGGGATGTGGGTGGAGCTGGACGGGAAGCGCCATACCATAACCGATATCGGAGAATATGACTTCAAACGGCGGTACATGCAGCTCACCACCGAACGCGTGGAAGGGGTGATGTGATGAAGGCTGTGCAGGACGCGCTGAAGCCTGCGGGTATTCCGGCCTATGCAACCGCGTGGAAGCCCACCGCATCGCACAGGACAGCTCCTGACAAGTATCTCGTATACACCGTCATGACTACCGAGGACATCCATCACGACGACTACCTTCAGGGTTATCGGGTTCACGTCTATCTCAACCTGTGGACCAGGGGCGATCCCACGCCGGATATCCGGAAAGTGCGCGAAGCCATGTATGCCGCGGGCTATGCCATGTCCAGCGAACTGGACAGCTACAATGACGAGACGGATCAGACGCTGATCGCCTGGACGTGGGTCGGCTGGATGGAGGTGGAGTGACATGCCCATGACGATGAACGGCGGCGGCTTCGCTGCGCTGGAACAGGACTTTGAGCGCATGGCGCAGGTTGCGGAACCGGCGCTGATCCAAAGTACGCTGGAGGAAGCCGCCCAGCCCATCCTGGAGCAGATGCGGCAGAACGCATCCAGCAATCCCAGTCCCCGGAGCGGCAGACTGCGCGGCGCGCTCAATACCGGCAATGCGGGCAAAAAGGGCAGTGCCAGCATCACGATAGGGGTGCACCGAAAAGACTGGAGCGGTGATGACTATTATCCTGCGTATGTCGAGTTCGGACATGGCGGTCCAAGGCCCGCACCTGCGCACCCGTTTGTCAGGCCCGCCCTCGATGCCAAAGCAGATGAGGCCATCAATGTACTCGCCGAGAAGGTTGCCCAGGCTCTGAAATAGTGCTATGAATAACCCAACCGACCATGCTCTCCCGTATGGAGAGCTCTTTTATGGAGGTATCGACTATGCCCAATAATACTCCCGCTGTATCCCCTGCTGTTTCTTCCACCATCGGTCTGAAAGACCTGGTCATCGCGCCGCTGGTCACCGATACGGAAGAAACCCTGACCTACGGCGATCTCCAGAAGGTCGCCGGCGCCATCGAGGCTTCCGTCACGCCCGGCAGCGCCGACGCAGACGTGCAGTTTGCCGATGACGTGGAATTTTCGGTGCTGTATCCCGACCCCGAGATCGCTCTGAAGACCAAGCTGGCTGACATACCCCTGTCCATCCAGGAGGAGATCTTCGGCAACCATCTGGATTCCAACGGTGTCCTGATCCGCTCCGCCACGGATACGCCGCCCTATTATGCGGTGGGTTTCCGCTCCGAGAAGAGCGACCACACCTACCGCTATGTGTGGCTGTACAAATGCCGCGCCAAGCCCGTGACGGAATCCTACGCCACCAAGGAGGGAACCACGGTGACCCGCCAGACCGGCGAGATTGAGTGGGTGGCCATCAAGCGCATCCACGATGGGCGCTACCAGGCTGTGGCGGACGAAGGCCAGAACGGCTTCACTGCCGAGAAGGCCGCCGCGTTCCTGAACAGCGTGTACGAGCCCGTGGAGTCTCCCGCGATGGGTGATTGATCGCTCTCTGATTAAAGTGGGGTAAGTGATTCGCTTACCCCATATCCATGTTATCCACAACATATTGTACTTTCCACAGGTTTATCCACAAGATTTTGCGGAGAGTATGCCCTCATTATGACAATACCCGGAAAAATGGAGGTATTCCATGATCAGCTGTTCCTTGAACGGAAAGAAATACACGATGGACTTCGTCACCGGGCGCGCGCTCAGGGAGATTGACGAAGCGGCGGACATGTACCGCAGGCTGGTGCAGATCACGACGGATGCCAGCGAGGGCAAGGACATGAGCGGTGAGACCCTCACCGTTCGCGAAGCCATGGACGTCATGGTGAAGTGGTTCTGCCTGTTATTCAACAATCAGTTCACCCCGGACGACATGTACGATTACTATCCCGCAGACCGCATCATGCACGACATCTCCACAGCCATCATCGCTGTGCAGACACAGACCACGAATGTACTCTCGGAGTTCCCTACGAATCCGGCAGCGGAGAAGAAGCCGAAGGCCCGGGCCTGACGCTGCCGGAGTACATCTACTCCACCTACAATCTTCTGCTGAAGGACGGATGGCGGATGCACGAGATTGACGGCATGGACATGCTGGGCTTTTTGAAGGTCAGAGCCTGGGATGCCAGGCGTGAATACGATAAGACCCATGCCGCGCCCCGGCAGAGATATATTGATGAGATCTGGCCGACATCAGTCGGCTGAATTGTACTTGCGGCTGAAGCAGTTTTGCGGTATACTGAAGGCGTGAAACAGGAGCAAAAATCGGTGTTTGTACCACATCCTATGCCCGTGTTCCATACTTTGCCCGATTTGTGCGGTGTTGCACTGACCCCCTGTCTGAAAGGAGATTCGCATGCCAGGAAAGCTCAGTCTCATCACCCTCGCCTCCGCAGACCCACTTGGCTCCCGCGTGGATCAGATTCTCTCCGAATGGCGCGGCGGTGAGCATTTCCAGATTCCCGTCAAGTGTCCGCGCTTCTCGAGCGGGGAAGCCAAGTGCGTCATCCGGGACACCGTGCGCGACCGCGATGTGTACATCCTGGTGGACGTCTGCAATCCCTCGCTGACCTACGAGATGTACGGTACGCCGAACCGTATGTCACCCGACGATCACTATCAGGATCTCAAGCGCGTCATCGCAGCCTGCAACGGCAAGGCGAACCGCATCACGGTCATCATGCCCTTCCTGTACGAGGGCCGCCAGCACCGCAAGACCACCCGCGAGTCCCTTGACTGCGCGGTGATGCTGCGGGAGCTGGAGGAGATGGGCGTGCACAGCGTGCTGACCTTCGATGCGCATGACCCGCGCATGGCGAACGTTGTTCCGCTGATGGGCCTGGAGAACATCTCTCCCGCCCTGCAGTTCACGCAGGCCTTCCTGACGGAGTATGACGATCTCTCGCTGGACAGCGATCACCTGATGTTCATCGCCCCGGACGAGGGCGCGATGGAGCGCGTGATCTTCCTGGCTTCCCTCTTCGGCGTGAACGTCGGCATGTTCTACAAGCGCCGCGACTACACCAGGATCGTGAACGGCTCCAATCCCATCGTCGCGCATGAGTTCTGCGGCTCCTCGGTTGAAGGCAAGGACGTGATCGTTATCGACGACATGATCGCCTCCGGCGGCAGCATCCTGGACACCTCCCGCCAGCTGAAGCAGATGGGCGCCGGGCGCGTCTTTATCTTCTCCACCTTCGGGCTGTTCACCAGCGGCCTGGCCCGCTTCGACAAGGCATTCACGGAAGGCTGGTTCGACCGCGTTTTCACGACGAATCTGGTGTATCAGACGCCGGAGCTTCTGCAGCGCGAATATTATTGCACTGTCAGGATGTCGCGGTATATTGCCGCCCTGATCGACACCATGAACCGCGGCGAGACGCTTTTCGAGCTCTCCAAGCCCGCCGCCCGCATCCATCAGATGCTTGAGATCTACAAGGGTAATACCGTACAAATGAGCAGGTAAGATAACGAATGTATTTCGTGTCAGACGTGACTGCAGATTTTGAAGGCTTACTGGAGGCAAGTCGAAAAAACTGCAAGAAGTGGATGGCGTACAGGGCATCGTCAGCTGCGCCGGTGAATTGTGCGATATTGCCTTAAACAAATCTTCCAGTTTTACTATCCTGCGTCACTCATGCGAGTGGCGCTTTTTTCATGAAAAGGAGGTCGCCTGACAATGGCAGATACCCTTCGGGACATGGTCGTGTCGCTGTCATTGAACAGCGACAATTTCTCGGCCAATCTGCGTTCCATCAACCAACAGTTGAAGGAAGCTGACTCCCAGTTTAAACTGGCCGCGTCCGGCGTTACCAATTTCGAGAACACAGCTGCCGGCGCACAGGCGCAGCTTTCGGCCCTGCAACAGAAATTCCAACTGCAACAGCAGGCCGTCCAGCAGTATGAACGCGCATTGGAAGCTGCGAAGGGTAAGCTGGAATCCAGCGTGCAGACGCACGAAAAGCTCTCCCAGAAGCTGGAGACGGCAAAGCAGCGCCATGCCGACCTCGGCCAGCAGGTGGACAAGCTGACCGCCGATCTTAAAGAGGCGGAACAGGCCGGGATGCAGGGCACCAGCGCCTATGCCCGGATGGAGGCCGAACTGGAACAGCTCAAGGCCGAATACGCGGCATCCGGGCAGGAGGTCGAACGGCTGGAAGGCCAGCTGTCCCGGTCTGAGGGCACCATGCAGCGCAACGCGGACGCGGTGACCCGGGCCAATACGAATCTCAACAACGCCCGGGCGGCGCTGCAGCAGACGCAGGCCCAGATCGACCAGACCACCTCCCGCCTGGAGCGAATGCAGAACGCCTGGCTGAACGCCGCTGACCGGATGGCGAAATTCGGTGAACGCGCCACGGCCATTGGCAGGAGCATCGAGGGCGTCGGCAGGAGCATGTCGAAGATCAGCGCTGTCGCCATTGGAGCGGGCACTGTCGCTGTCAAGACCTTCGCCTCCTATGACGACGCGATCCGGCAGGTCTACGCCACGATGGGCATGTCGGAATCGCAGAATGCCGCGGAGATGAAAGCGCTCTCGGACGCCGCCCAGGAGATGGGCGCGAGCACCCGCTACTCCGCCAGTGAGGCCGCATCGGCGTTGAACTACCTCGCCCTCGCGGGTTACGATTCGGAGAAGGCCATCGCGGCGCTTCCCACGGTGCTGAATCTGGCGCAGGCGGGCGGTATCGACCTGGCCTCCGCGTCCGATATGGTCACGGATTCCATGTCAGCCCTCGGCCTTGAGATGAGCTATATGCCGACGTTCGCCGATCAGATGGCAAAGGCGTCGCAGAAGTCCAACACGTCGGTGGCCCAGCTGGGCGAGGCGATCCTCAAGGTGTCCGCCACAGCGAAGAACCTCAAGGGCGGAACAGTGGAATTGAACACGGCCCTGGGCATCCTGGCGGACAACGGCATCAAGGGCGCGGAGGGCGGCACGCATCTTCGCAACGTGATCCTGTCCCTGCAGAATCCCACGGACAAGGTGGCCGTCCAGCTGGAAGCCATGGGCGTGAAGGTCTACGACGCCCAGGGCAACATGCGTGGCCTCAACGAGATCTTCGGCGACCTGGAGAAGTCGATGCACGGCTGGACCCAGGAAGCGAAAGACGCGGCCATGTCGGAGATTTTCAACAAGACCGATCTGACCGCCGTCAACGCCCTGCTCTCCAACTGCGGTGACCGCTGGAATGAATTGTCCGGCGAGATCAGCGACTGCAAGGACGCCGCAAAGGGCATGGCCGACATGATGGAAGGCGGTATCGGCGGCGCTTTCCGGTCCTTCAAGTCCGCCGTGGAAGGTCTCGCTATTTCCTTCGGTGATACACTGGCACCTACGATTAAGAGCATCGCTGAGCGCATCACGGAATATGTGCGCAAGTTCACCGCGCTGGACGAGGCGCATAAACAGACCATCGTGAAGGTGGCCGCCATTGTGGCAGCGGCCGGCCCGCTGGTGCTCATCATCGGCAAGATCATCACGGGTGTGGGTACGACCGCCACTGCCATCTCGAAGCTGATGGTGGGCATCACGAAGATCCCCGGCA